CAGCTCCGGCAAATGCAATATCGCTACAAAGTGCAGGACGCGTGCGTGGCGCAGGACCGCGGCTACCGGCCGGCCGACGTGGACCGTGACTGCGCTGACTTCGGCTGGCGCGGGATGCGCGGACACGCTCGGAAGACCTGGACGATGCGCGACGACGCCAGCGACAAGCTGATCAACTTCCCGTTCTCGGAGCCACGCGTGAGCGACTACCGCGGCGGGGATGTGTATTACTACGACTGGAGCGGCGACTACTTTAAGGACCTGCTGGCAAACGCGCTCGAGGCCAAGGGCGACCTCAAGTGGCTTTTACCGGCCGACGTCAATCCGCTGTATCTGGAGCATCTCAAGGGCGAGTCTAAGGTCGAGATTCGCTCGGGCGTTTGGGCCTGGCAGGAGGTCAAAAGCAACGCACCGAATCACGGCTTGGACACGTCGGCGATGATGCTCTGCATGGCCACGATTGCAAACGTGGTGCGCTACACGCCGGCGAAGGAGTAGGCTCAGACACGAAGGGACGAAACCCCTGAGTTGTCTGCGGCGCGCTGGTTCTGTGGCCTCTCCCTGACTCACGAAAAATAATTCCGAATCTTCTTGCAATGCGTGCGCGCACGCATACATATCAGGACATGAAACACAAATGCCCAAAGTGCGGACATCGCTTCGAGGACTCCGCGCAACAGTCGAAGGCCGCAAAGGCGCGATGGAAGGCCACGAGCGCCGAGGATCGCTCTTCTGCCGCGTCAGCGGCGGCTCGGGCGCGTTGGAAATGAATACTGGAACCTCCAACGAAGACTAAACTTCAATGACTAAAACCCCACGCAAACGATACTACGAAACTTCGCTCGGAGTATTCTCTCCGATGCACATCGCCGAGCAGGCCGAGGCGCACAAACTGGCGCGCGCCGAAGGCGACGGACCGGTGAGCAACGAAACCGCGCGCGCATACCTCAATGCTTTTCCTGCCGACAAGACCGCCGAAGGAATCCACGCGCTGGCTATCGTGCGCGGACTCCGCGAGCGCAACCGCGAACTGGAAAAGCTCGCGCGAATCGGTGAACTGGCAATCGCTGCGCAGAAAAGCACGGACTACTACTGCAACGAATCGACGATCCAGCCATCGGAAGAGGACTGGCGCATCGACGGCACGGAAGAGCATAAACTTTGGAACGCGATGGAGGCTGACATCGCGGCGCTCCGTGCGGCAATCGACGCCCATCTTTCTTCGGCCAACACTGCGCCCGCAAAACCGAGCAAATGACCCTCGTTCCATAGTAACAGACGAGCCTAGTTTGACGTTTCGAGCAGTGGTATGCTCGACAACCCTTTTCTCGGACTGGACACCGCGACGCTGGCGGCGCTCAAGACCAAGACGATTGACGCGATCCAGGCCGTGCTTCTGAACCAGAGCTACAGCCTGAACGGGAAGAGCGTGAGCCGCGCGGACCTCAACGCGCTCAACAACATGCTCGGCAACCTACAAGACGCCTTGACGGATGCGGCGGGCACGTCCACGGATACGACCTTCGTGAGCTTCACGGGAAACTGATCTTATGGACAACGACATTTTCGACGCGTCAAAACTGATTGCTCAGAAACCGTGGCTCGACCGCGCGCTGGAAAACATCGCACCGACGTGGGCGCTGAAACGGCTAGAGGCTCGCGTCGCGAAGTCACTTTTTGAATACAACGCGGCGCGGACCAATCGGCTCTACGCTCCGAAACAATACGCGCAGCCAGCGGAGTCGTCGCAGAATCAGCGCGATCGCGTGGTCATGATGTATGAGGCGCAAGACTTGGTGCAGAACTTTCCCGAGGCTCGCGAAATCTCCCGCAAGTTCGGGACGTATCTGACGCCCAACGAGTATTCTCCGACGACCGGTGACCGCGATTACAACCAGACTATCAGCGAGTATTTCCACGCGTGGTGCAAGACGTGCGACGTGACGAATCGGCACTCGTTCAAGAAATTGGTGCAGCTCGCGGCCGAGGAAAGGCCGGTCGATGGTGACTGCGGCTTCGTGATTCGGCGCAGCGGCGAAGGGCTCAAGCTGCAACTCGTGCCCGCGACGCGCATCGGCAACCCGAACGACACGGCGGTCGCGTCGAACAATTACTTTCAAGGCATCATCACGAATGATTTCGGCCAGCCGGTCGCGTATCGGATTTATCGAGTCACGCGCGACGGTGTTTATTTCGGCGCGGAAGACATTCCCGCGAATCAGTTTTGTCACTACCTCGACCCATTCCGTGTCGATCAATACCGAGGCATCACAGATTTTCACGCCGCGATTCAGACCGCGCGGATGCTTCACGACATCCTGCAAGCCGAGAAGGCGGGCGTGCGTTTCTCGTCGCAACAGGCCGCGCTGATCTTCAATGACCGTGGCGTCGCGAATCCGCGCAACCTGTTCCAGCCAAATCCTGCGCTCTCGCTCCCGAACGGACAGCAGCAGAAGAACGAACTCACAGAGGTCGGCATGATTCGCTACTTCCAGAACAGCGACCGCGTCGAGGTGATGCCGTCGCGTCCGTCGCAGGCGTTTACCGGTTTCGTGCAGCATCTCATGCACGAGATTGCTCTGGGCGTGGGCGTGCCAGAGGGCGTTCTGTTCGGCACGCAAGACTACAAAGGCCCAAGCGTTCGCGCCGAGTTCGCCGCAGCTGACCGCGTGTTTACCCGCCAGCAGGGCGTGCTCACCGACAAGGTGCTCGACCCGATCAAAGACGCCGTGATTCTCGACGCCATCGCGCGTGGAGAAATCCCACCGCCTCCGCTTCTGGCCGGTGAGACGATGGTTCACGCGTTGCGTCGCGCAACCTCGGGCGAGTGGCGTTTCCCTGCGAAGCTCTCGATCGACGTGGGCCGCGAGAGCGCGGCGAACATGAACGAGAACCGGCAGGGCGCGAAGTCGTTGCAAGAAATCGCTGCCGAGGAAGGCACGGACGCGTTCACGCGGCTGGAGCAAATCGCGATCGAGGCGGCCTACGTTAAGAAGCTCGCTGAAAAGTATGGCGTTCCCGAGACCGCAATTCGACTCACCACGAACTCGCTCCCGAGCACGCCAGCAGCCGCAGCCGCAGCAGGCGACGCGGTGGGCGTCAGCGCGGCCGAGGCGCAGGCGGCGAGCGTCACGGCTTCCGCGACGGGCGGCGAATCAACGGACGTGGCCGCGATCGCAGGCGTCGAGTCCTTCCCAGATGTGTCGCCCGAACTCGCACCGCTCAACGGCGCGCAGATTGCGGCAGTGCTCTCTATCCTCGAGAATTTACGCGCGGGCGATCTCACGTCCGAAGCAGCCGAGACGCTTATGGTCTCCGCAGGCATGGCGAAAGAATCCGCAAGCAAGGTCGCCGGTTCCGTTGCGGGACTACCAAAGCAGCCGTCGAAGGTATCAGCTTCGGCGATGCACAACCGCATCCGACTTGCTCGCGCGCACGAGGACAGCAACCTCGTCACGATCAACTTCGCCGATGGCAGCTACATCCCGAACGAAGCGATGATCGCGAACGCGAAACGCGCGCTCGCCGCTCGCGAAAAAGCGACGCCATCGAATCGTGGCATGACCGCCGTCGGGCTCGCTCGCGCTCGCGACATCCTCAACAAGCGCCCGCTTTCCGAGGACACCGTGCGGCGCATGAAGGCATATTTCGACCGCCATGAAATCGACAAGCAAGGCGCGACGTGGAAGACGCAAGGCAAGGGCTGGCAGGCGTGGAACGGCTGGGGAGGGGACGCAGGGCAGTCATGGGCAAACGCCATCGTCGAGCGGCTGAACAAGCCGCAAGCCAACTCGGCGAAGAACGAAAGCCGCACCGAGTTTTCCGCCGCCACCGAGGTCGCGATGGTGCTCCACGAAAAGCCTGAGAACCCGAACGACTGGCTGACCGCCGTAGAGCAATACCGCAAGCAGCTCGACATCCGCTGCGGCGAGGCCGCGAAGCCGATCGTCGGCAAATCAATCATCGAGCACACCTTTGCAACGCAGCCAACGAGCGCGAAGAAATAACAACTTTATGGATACACAGACGCAAATCGAACGGCTGATCGAGTTGGCAATCGTGCAACGCTCGGAGCTCAAACAGCTCGTCTCGGAATTGCCGCAACTTCGAGACGAGCTGTTTGAGCTCCGAGCGTTG